CCTGCTTTGTTCTTCACTGCATGGATCTGAACTCTGGCAGATTCATATCTTCTTCCTGTTTCTTTACAGAAAGCTTTCAATGCCGCTTCCTGTTTCTTTAATCTTACAGATTCTTCATTAAAGCGATTCTGTAAAGTATTTTTCAAAGTATCATCTTTCGCTTCACTGATCGCTGAATTATATCCAGCAAGTTTCCTCTTTGTTTCTCTGATCTGTCGTTCATGACTTCTCTGCATCTGACTTGCTTCATATTCTGTAAATTGCTTTCCATTGTATTCCACATTCTTTGCAGAATAATCATCTAACATTTCTTGCGTATATGCTGGTGTCGATATTCCTGGGAAGAATGCATGGAAGTTATGGCGGCAATTCCAACCGCATAACCCTGGTCCTGTTCCATATCCTGTTGCTTCATAGAAGTTTTCATACTTCGGATCCGTCCCAGATAAACAAAAAACCTTCCCTTGCCATACGGCATGTTCCGGTCTTGCTCCTTCATGTGCAGTTGTTTCAACATAATCACAGTTCTGATCTTTTGCGTATTGCAAGTTCATTTCTGCTGCAGTCTGGTTTACTCCGGTAAGTACAGCTCTTCTTACCGCGACATCTAATTTATCGACATGCTGTGACGGATATAAGACTTCTGTTCCCTGCACTGCTGCCTCTTTGATCGCATCTGCAATTGCTTTGTCATAACTGAATGCTCCAGAACTAACTTTCATCTGTGCTCTATTACAAGCTTGTATGTAAGCTGACTGTGATCTTACTGCGGTTGTCATCGTGAGATTATCAAGTTCCTGGCATGTTTTTCTGATATTTGCTTGCAAGATTCTCTGCATTCCATTGGACTGATTTAACTTAATATCTTCTTTGCCTGCCTGTTTGTAATATACAGCCTCGTTCTTTAAATTCCTAACACCTGCTTCTTCATACATTCTCTGAACTTCATGCTTTTGATATCCAGATACCTGACTTACTCGCTTGACCGTATCTTTATAAACAAGACCTGCATTCTGTAAAACTTCAGCCTGATGTTTTGTTGACTCTGATACATTTCCCATCTTTACGATTCTTTTTGCCATATCAGATATGATCGCTATTGTCAGAGTGTCAATGATGCCAAGTAACTGATCGGAGAACTTTTCCAAATACTTCGGATCAAGCATCTGTGATCACCTACTCTTCCTGGATGGTAAAACGATCATCCTGTGCCGGCATCATTTTCAATGCTTCTTCCTCAGATACGCCATACTTGGCCGCAATGTATATTTCTTTTCGGATCAGTCCTGCAGTTGCATCCTGCTGCATACTCTGCAGTTCCTGTTCTTTGTCGATCACGATCGAATCGTCCCAGTCAAAACTGATCTCGTATTTCTTGCCACCATTTAGATTAGCAAGCTGTGCGATCACATCCATTGCATAGATTAATTGTTCTAATGCTTTCTGCAAAGCTTTTTGAATATCAGATACTGTGCTGTATGATCGTTGTTTACTTGTCTTAATCTCTTCTGCAGTCTTATCAACTGTGTTCAGATCGCTCAGAGTTCCATATGCCAATCCAGAATTAAACTCTACCCTACGAAGAATCGCATTAAATCCATTGATAAGGCTCTCATCACGGATCGGCGGTGCAAATACCTTGTACTGCTCCTTATCATCGTCAAAATCCATCATTCGGAAAAGTCTTTCTTTTCCTTTTGGAAGGTCAAATTCTCCGTTTTCTTTTCGCTTAAATAAGCTAACGTCTCCATCAATTGCTAATTCAGATCCCTCAAATTCCCATAATATCCTCGTCCATTGATAATCCGCTTCTTTGATGTCATCTACCGCTCTGGAATATACAGATACTCCCAACGGAGATGAATCATCAACGTTATTTGCGTTCGGAATCTTGAAATATGCAAATAACGGCTTCTTCACATTTATGATTGTGACGGTTTCTTCAAGATCGGCCCACTCCGGTACAGCACTAAGCGGTACTTCTTTTCCTAACACCTCAACGTTATCAAGGTCCTGCCTTACAAAAGCTTTGTTGATAATGTAGTATGTAGCCGTCTTTTCATCGTGTCGATGATATTCCAGTCTTGTATATACCTGTTTTCCTATCGTGACAGTTTCCATAAATACTGCTGCAATAACTTCTCCTCTGGAATTAAATTTTACAGGAAAGAACCGATCGGCCTGAACCATGTCCACTTCTATATGCCCATCCGACACGTAAGGCTTCATTGCAAGTCCACCCTTTGCACAGGCATATTCCGTATAGGTTCGTATATTATCAATCACAGTTTGATATTCATCATTCAGAAACTTATTCCCTGTGATCTCTGTCTTTAGTTCTAACGTAACAAGCCTTGCAAATTCTCCGGCAATGGCAGCAGGCAATCCGCAAAGCTTTAGATCTTTTCGTTTCCAAGGCGGCTGATTTTTATACATCTTCGACCAGAGATCAATTTCTCTTGCCATCTTGTCCGATACGGCAATATCAACTCCGATCGCATCCTTAATATTTTCTTTTCCAAGCATTTTTCTTATCACCTGCCTTATTCGCTCAATAATTTCTTTTATCATTTAATCAACTCCATTTTCGTTCACGTCTTACGATCGTGTAAGCAAAATATCTCACTGCATCCATGCAATGATCATGTTGCTTCACTGGTTTATCTTCTCCACGTTCCAATGCCTTATCATCCCAGATATAAGAGCCAAACTCTTTGATTGTTTCTTTACAACATTCAGAGAACAGTAATACACCTAGATTTAACAGATTTCCGACAAATCGAATACCATCAAGTACATCATTCTTTGCTTTCTTAACCTTGAATCCTCTTTTCTTAAGCTCTGCGATAAAGGATGCTGCTGCCGGATCGACAATGATCGATTCAACATTGATTCCTTCCAGGAACTCTTCCATGTCATCTGCATACTCTCCATCGGTCTTCTGCGTGGTCTCATCTCGGCCAGAATAGTAATATTCTTTCGTAGCAACCCACTGACCTTTCTGGTTCTTCTCCCATAAAAGATATACTGTCGCATTCTGTGTACCATAATCGACACTGACGTATTTACTGCCGGTTGTTGACTGCTTTTCTGATGTGGCATGCTTTTCTATATTAAACATGTCGTAAATAATTCCCTCAGC